TTTACTTAATGTTGCTGAGTTACTAGAATATAATGCTATTTTAAATGTGTTACCTGTAGGCGCTCCACTTGAATCGTTAAAATTATGTCCACCTTGTAAAATTTCTGTTTTAAAACTATTACAAATTGCCGATGTTATTGCCATAAAATTCTCCTATTACTGAGGCGCTGACTCGATTGGAATACGTATAGTACCATCCGTGTAATCGTCTCGTCTTCGTCTTCCAAGTTGCATCGCTGCAAACTTTTGTAGTTCTTGTTTATATTTATTTTCATATAATGTCAACATATCAGTAGGGCCTTTTAAAAACCCATATGCCTCTACCAAACACGCATATAATAGTCCTTGAGGGAAATAATTACTTACATACGTTCCTCCAGTATTTGTTTCTAAACCGGTTGGCATAGCATTATAATGAATAATATATTTGTAATTTTGATCTGGTGTAGGAGCCACATATATAGCTCCAGATGTAGCGGTGCTAGTTCCTGTAGTTGCGCCTCCAAACATAGAATAATATTTAGGAAGCCCTGTTGTATCTTGACCTGCGGAACCTCCTTCAGTGCCTGTTAATTCTCCAACATATTCAGATATAAAAGTTTGGTCTCGTCTTTCTAACCACACTCCCTCTCCCGTAGTAGCTGTTGTTGAATCATAAACTTCTATACCTCTAACAAATAATAAACCAGCAGGCATTGTTATTGAATTAAAATCTGTAGCAAATTGTGCTTCTGCTTGAATTCTGTCAGAATCCATAGGACAATCTAAATTAATTCTATGTTCTGCATTACGAAGAAAACCATTTATGACAGCAGCTGTAAACACATTACTATCTACTTCTGTGTAATTTCTTATATCTGTTGTTAGATCTGAATAACTATATGCCATAATTAACTTCTATCATTTATGGGCCCAATTGTACATTGAAAACCGCCTCCAGTAGCTGAACTAGTTGCATTTGAAACTAGTGATACTGTTAATGAATTGTGTTGTGTTTCTGTTTGTGATTGTTTAGGACCTACCACAACTGTTGTAGCCACAGCAGTTGCAAGATACGAACCAAAAACTTTTACTCCATCTTCATGAGCTCCTGCATTTGTTGCATCTAAAGTGACACCTCTAAAAGGAGCAGATGTTCCTCTTGTTAAACCTGATATAACACCTGTACCAGTATTATTACCAGTGTATTCGATTACTTCATTATCAAAAGCACCACTGGTGCTATTCATTTTTTCAATTACAAGATACCCTGCATTTGGAAAGGCAGTTGAATTTGTTAAAGTTAAAGTATTTTGTGTAGCATTAATTGCACCATTTAAAGTTGTTTCTTGTTCTAAAGTTGAAATAGCTACTCCACCTACAGGAACTTTTACTTCTCTAAATCTGACATAAGTTGTTCCTTCATTAAAACCATTATTTGGAAAAGACACGCTTAATGTTTTAGACCCACCTGTTGTAGTAAACGGATTATTAGGTAAAATATCTTCTACAGGAAACTCTGTCCTTGCAGGTCTTGCATGTTGTAAAGCTTGAGGGTCAGCACCTACAGGATGTGGTTGTAGTTGAGGTTGTTTAGGTTCAAATTCAGATATATGAACCCATGCTCCAGTCCATTCTTTAACCATTTCATTGTATGGAAATGCAGCACCGGATCTATCTGATATTGCAAGTGCTCTTCTTCCTTTTGAAAATCTTGCCATTATACATTTGGATAATAGGTTTTCGGTGTAATATACGTACTCGCCGCTGATCCATCCTCCGATAGTGCTCTTGCTAATTCATCTTCATAAATTAATTTACATTCTTGAACTCTTTGTGGTGCGTACTTCATAGCTAAATAATAACTTAAACCAGAAACCATACAAGGTACAAATCTAAAAGGAGCATCACTTGCATTAGTGTAGGCTCCTGCATCTTGAATTCTTCTTACATAATACACATTAAGAAAATTACTTGCCGCTGTAGAATTTGGTAATGGGTATATTGTAATAGTAACTTTATCTATAAATCTTTGAACCCAAAATTGAGATGGCGTTCCTTTAGATGTTTTATTAGCTGTTGCAGAATATGCATCTCTTGCAACTTTAGTTAAACCAATATCTGATTGACTTGTTGTATTATAATTTTGTCTGTAAGTAACATTTAAAATATCTGAGATACCATAAACGTTTGCTGTCGGCACAGTTGTAGCTTGAGGTGGTTCTCCTCCTCCTGGTACATCTGAGGAATTTCTGTAAAAAGTGTAAACACCAGAACCCTCTGCTGTAGCATCAATATTTGTAGTAGATCCTTCCACCAAGTTTACATTGGTGTTTCCCACTTCCCAAAAGTGAATTCCTCTATTACCCCATTCTTGAAACAAAATGTTTAGTGATCGTCTTGCAGTTTTAATTTGATGTCCTGCAGTTCCAACTAAACCAATTCTTTCGTATGCATCAGCAATTATTTCATCAATAGAAAAACTTTGATCAAACGAATAAGCTGAGGAAGTAGTATTTGCCATTTAAACTCCTATCCAGCATAAAAGACTATGATTTGAGTAAAATCACCTATATCATAAGTCACATACATTCCTTCGACTAATCTTGCCCCTGTACCATAAGCTGAAACTTGACCATTATTTCCTCCAGCAGTTCCACTTGAGGTATCAGTAGCAATTACAGTTCCTGCGGTTCCACCAGTTCTAAAGCTACATGTTCCAGCAGCAGATCCAGATGTAGTTCTAAAACTACCAAATACTCCACCACCACCAATTTTTGCTCCAGCTACACCACCAAAACCAATTGTTATGTTATTAGCAGGTTGTGCGCTCATTTCAACTGCAGTTACAGTTAAAAATATTTTAGTACCAGCCACTGTTGTAGCAGATCCAGCTAAAGTTAATACTTCAGATTGAGAAGCTCCATCTACATCAGTTCCAGTAATAGTAGCTGTTTTTCCACCATCACTTGTTCCTGTAGTAGTAACAGTTACATTTCTTCCACCGCCATTGTGTGCGGCTGCAAGAGATGTTTGTGCCATAGTCGCAGATGTATTTGGTCTTGCTGCAGTTACAAAGTAATCAGTGTCAGCTGCTACTTCATCACTTACACGTACCCAATTCATTAAAACAATTGACATATTTTCTCCTTAGTAAAGTGCTCCCGAAGGAGCACTTTAATTATATTAGTTAGTATCGTTAATTTGCTGAGTCCAGTAAACATTTAACACACCTTCTCCGGCTGTTAAAGCGTCATCTGTTGCAGCAGAAATTACAACTGCTTTGTCCATCTCAAAACCAGAAGCATCGTCATCTGAAACATTTAAACAATTTTTCATTTGAGCTACTGTTTGGTCCATTCCAGTTGGAATGTGATGAGAAGCAACACCTTTTACATCGTTAGATGTATCACCTGCAAAGTAATCAAGATCTAAACTGTTAGTCATAGATCCTGCAGCTTGTGCAACGTTAGCACCGATTTGCATGTCAAAACCAGCTGTGTCGAAAGCTTCGTTAACAACAAATCTAATATCTGTAATTCTAGAAAATTTAGGAATTACAATATTGTTTGCTAAGTTTTTGCTAGATGAAGTTGATGATTGACCAAGTGGGTATTCGTTAAATAACGATCTACACACAATTGAAATCAATCCTGATTCAATAACACCAACTTTTAAAGTTCCAGCTGTTCCAGATCCATCAACAGCTATAGAAGTTATAGTTTTAAAAGTTTTAGCTGAAGTCACAGCGCCGGCATTACCCATTGTTAGATCTTCTGTTTGTGTATTATCTAAAACATCTGTTCCAGTAATAGTTGCAGTTCTTGCACTATCATTACCGCTAGATGTTAGAGTAACTACAGATGCAGCTTCAAAACCGCCATCAGAAGTTATTCCTGGTACGTTTTGAGTTGAATCTACTAATGTAACAGAAGTTGTGCTAGCTCCGTTAGAACCAGTAACAGCTATTTTGTCGTCATCAGTTGTCACAGTAAAGTTACTGTGGTTTACAGGAAAAGAACCCATGCAAGAAACAAAAGCAGCGTTTCTTACGTTTTCAGAAATATCAGTTCCTGTGTTTACTTGAATCCGTCCTACCGTAATAGGTCCGGAAAAGTTAGTTTTTGCCATAATTATCCTCCTAGTTTTTGACACATAGTCTCTAGGCCGTCGACTATACGCGTCTATGTATCAATTTAATAATTGTATAGTGGTAATTTTATATACTAGATTTTAGTAGAGCGCAAGGTAGCCTGTGATGTGAATTGAATTTATTCAACGATGTAGCTTTTTACTAAGTAGCTACAGAAACTTCGGGTGCAGCATCGTCTATTTTGTTTTGCAAATGCTCTTTAGCAGCTTCTGCAAGTTTTATATGATTGATAACCTCTCTAACTGCTCGGTCAATCTTAACCATATTTAAGGTATATCTACCTTCTTTAAGATGCTCCTGCTCCCATTCTAGATCCAGACCCTTTTTCTTCGTGTATAGGTCTTGTAGATGTGTTTGCATCTCCATTTATAACCTCCTCATAGGTTATTCTATTTACTCTTGGATCATGCATTTCTCCAAGAGACTCCCACTTTATATCATTTTTTCCCAATCTGTCAATGATAGCGTTTTCAATATCAAGTGGACCATCCAAAGATTCAATTATAAAATCTGCTTGCATTTTATAAGCGTAAATTTGAATTCTAAATTTTTTCATATATCTCACCAATTTGTTGGATAAATGGGGCCGTTTTAAGGCGGCCCCATAAATTATTTTAGATTACGCACCTTCAACGCCGAAGATACCTCTAAAGTCAGAACATCCGTAGACGTACCTTTCTCTAGCTTTGTATCTAACGTTACCAGTATCGAAGTCACCTTCCATTGAAGTTGTCAATGGAGTTCTTTCAAAGTGCTTCATACCATTTGGAACGTCCGTGATAATGTAAAATGAATCAGAGTCAGTTAAGAAATGGTTCACTCTATAACCTTGAGGAATCATTCCCATTGAGTTGATTGCATTGATGTCATTATCAGCTGTCTGAGTTCTACCTTGAGACTTTAATATTCTCTCAGCATTGAACTGATTCGCAGAAGGAACGATCATTTTCACTCCTTTAGCTGCGATTCTTAAACCTCTCTCATCAGTGAAAGCAGCGATATCAATCAGTGCTTGTTCTAATGAAGTTTCGTTTAAGTCAGCTTGAACTGCTAGCGTGTTCGCTACATTTGTACCACTGATAGTAGTATGTGATGTAGAGAACAAGTTTACACCATCACCTGTTTGGAACGCTGATGCTGCCGCCACTGACGGTAGACCATTGTTCAAAGGTGCTGCTGCTTTAACTTGCTTAGCATTGCTCATGGATCTTGCTAAAGCTTTTGTATATCTAGAAGAAAGTCTGTCATAAAGGTTGTCCTCTATTGCTTCTTCTGTGATTGCAAATGCTAATGCAATTGTTTCCATAGTGTAACGAGCAGTGTAAGTCTCTTGCGCTTGATCGTATGAAACGCCTTGACCTTCTGCTTTTACATCTGCG